TTATCTTTCATCTGTTCTTCAAATTGATCTAAGTTCATAGGACATCTTGGATATGTGAGAAATAATTTCTTGGCTGCTATCCTGAAACTCTTTTCTTTTTTAGGTCTCCCTTCTTTGAATATTTTCTTAGCTTGTTCCGAATCATAGTTTATTTTTCTATCTTTCATAAAATTAATGATCAAATTCATGTGCCGGGTTCCAACTCGAACCTTTTTCAGAGTTGCACTGTGCTTTTTTTCCTCCATTAAGATTATACCTCAAGAGTTTCTATATATCGGTGATATTGGTGATTTGGTGGATGAATCTAAAAAATAAAAAATATCTTATTTAAATACCTCACTAAAAGTAAAAGGCGCGGGGGCTAAGGCTAATGTTACAGCCTTAGCCGCAAAGTGGATTGGTGGACAAAGATTATTTACGAAGTAAATATTTTTGCACCAATTCATCTTTGCCCCGCGCCCAATAAGATTGGGCGCGCGTTTTTCCACACTAAACTTTAACATCCTCATATACATTTGTTATAATCGTGTTATTTAGTTGTTAAAATCATGGTTTAGTATGTATCTTGTTGATTGTCTCTAATGTTAATTTTATCATGTCTATATCTTGTTCCTGTTTTATCTTTCTGATATCTAAGAACGATATGTCCTGGATCTGGATGTCTATCTGTATATTCCTTTAATCTCCTAATGTACTCGTTATGATCTATTTCAAAATTATTCTTTAAAGTATTTATTCTCAAGACAAAGTTATCAAGATTCTCTTTCCATTTATTATGTTGTACTCTTAAGCTATCTTGTTCTTCACTTCGATCTTTCTGAATGTTAACAAATTCATCTATTTTAAATTGTTTAATCTCATCTTCGAGAATTTCTACTTTTTGAAGTCTTGTTTTTTCAAATTGATTTTTCTCTAGAATTTTTTCTGTAAATTCTCTATCAAATAGCTTCGTGTCAGCTGGTATTCTGACGGTAAGGATTCTTCTATCTAGAGCTTCATCACCAAATGCTGAGTTTAATACACTCAATGGTTTATTCGTAGTAACTACTTTCGCTACATTTCTCTTAATACGTGCATGTACATATCTAACTCGGACTTTTCTTTCTTGATTATCAAAAATGTTAATTAATGCCTCTCGAGTCATTTTACTAAAATCAGGATCATCAAATAAAATACAGTTATGGTTACTCGGATCAAAGAATGAAAGATCTTCTTTATCATTAACTATTAAAACTCTAAATTTCATAATTTGTTCTAAGAAACTCAATGCCATAGCTGTCTTCCCAGAACCCGGTTCTCCCTGAATCACAAAGACTTTAGTTTCTTCCAATTCGAAACTATCTCTAAATAATTTAAGTCCTTTCATTACTCTAGGCGGAATAATAAAAGATTCAAAAGGATATTTGCTCTGACATCCTATATTTTTAAGATATATTTCTTGTAAGTTTTTTTCTAAATTTCTTCCCTCTTTCAAGAATCTTCTTGGTTGTTCTTTTAATAATAGGCTCATAGCTTCCTCTATTTTTCCTTGTTTCGCTAAATTAATCATGGCTTGGTCTAGATTCATGTATTCATTCCATAATCCTATTCGATTTCTAATTCCCGCAGACATCCTCAAGGTTCCCCTCTCTTCATCTTTTTCACCTGAACTGTCTTTTAGCAAGTATTCAATAGAGTTTCTATCATTTCTGGCTGCTGTATAGTTTCCATGATAACTTACTCGTGATTCTCCAGATGGGTCATATTCAAAGATATCTAATTGATCCTCTTTTTTAACATCTATCTTCTTGTTTAGTTCAATGTATGCGTGTATATGTGGTATCCCTCCATCTTCATGCTCTTCTATTACGAATAGAAACTCTTTTATTCCTGATCCTTTCATTTTATCTTTCATCTGTTCTTCAAATTGATCTAAGTTCATAGGACATCTTGGATATGTGAGAAATAATTTCTTGGCTGCTATCCTGAAACTCTTTTCTTTTTTAGGTCTCCCTTCTTTGAATAT